ATGAATGCACCTTCAGTTAAAGTCATTTCTTTTTCTCCCGACGAACCTTGTTATCGTCCTCTTCTTTTATCTCATCTTCCCACTTTATTTTTTCTGCGAAAATTCTATCGAAGTTACTTTCAAATTTATGTTGATCCGTAGGTCTTCGTTTACTTCCTTTCCCAACATTATTAATCATTACGCGACTCCTTTAATATATTAACAATTTTTTTTCTGTTTAAATATGACGCTAATAATTCTATTTTATTTGTGTATTCATCTACTGGCATAGAGCCTGCTGTTTCGTAAAGTTCTTTTTTCAATCTCCTTATATTTGACTCAGCGTCTACTTTTACTGTATTAAGGTATTCAGATGAACTCTCAAGAGTCAAGTGTTCCACATCTTGAAATTGTAAACGTATAACCTCTTCGTCTTCGTTTATTTTTATCAATGCCCCTGTTACTGCTAATTTATTGTTGGCGCTGCCGTTCCATTTGTCTTTTATTTCTTTTTGTTTTGTTTGAAACATTGGTACAGAGTTCTTTAGTTGCCTTGACAATTCTGGAGTTTTTTCCTGTAATTTTCGAGATTCTTCTTCTCGTTTAATTTTTTGAGCTTCAAGTACTATTTGTTCATAGATAGATGGCTCTTCAAGAGTGGCTATTCTATTTACCCCTATTTTAGATCCCCCATAAGAACCACCCGGGGTACAATGTTGGTCAACTGAGTTTAACATCTCATCAATAGTTGGCACATCGGTGTCATACTCAAGTCGATAAACTCCTCCAACGTCAATCGAATCTAAATAGTCTATATACCTTTTTATCTTATGCTCCAAGTAATTATCGACGTAAAACTTCTTAGCTTTAATAGTGGTTGTCATAATTTACTCTTTAAAAAAATGCCTCCAGTAACCCATCTCTTCTAACTATATGTCCTTGCAAAGTAATTCTGTATTCATTAGGAGTATATTCTTTCATACCTGCTATCCTATGAATTATTTGCCCATTATGTATCACTAGGTCTTTCTCATTATACGCTAAGTGTTGTCGTTGATGAAACTCGTCAATGTAATCCATACCTCCCCCTGATTTGGGTAGCTTGATTGCAAGTGTAAAAGCATAGCTATCAACGTCTTCTAGTCCTAGTGTAACGTGAGGGTGATCTTGGTGCCAATTGCCTGTTATCTTTAAAAACTTTTTGTCGCTCGGAAAGATATGAAATCCCGGAACTCTTAACTGAGTCGTTAGATAAACATCTTCTGCAAATACACTATTCAACACTACCCCTATTTGTGTATATAAATCAGCAAATGTGTAAACCATTATCTCATTTTCAACAAATAGATCTTCATAATATTTTTTTGTTTTCCCGTCAAGATACGCCCCTCTACCTAAAGTATAAAACGGATAGTCTTTTGACCTACTAATCCACTTGTCTTTCGCAGACAAAACTTTATTAGTTATTGCTTCTGTATCAATTTCCATAGGTATAACAGTAAAAGGTGATGACTGTTTAAAGTTTTCTTCCGCTTCCCATTCAACTTCCATGTCCATTAGCAATCTCCATAGTTATCAGCCACGCCTGATTCACAAGCAATAGGCAATCCGTTTGCCCATTTAGGTGCAATAGACATGATGTTCTCAATATACTTTGTTCCAGACTCTACTTCTTCATCAGGTAGCACACAAACAACTGCGTCATGAACTGTTAGTGCGGGTCTATACTTCTCGTTAATATCAATCATCTGTTCTCCAATTACAATCCTAGCTAATGCTTGGACTACATTCTCGGTCACACTCCCACCCCATATAGTGACTTGCATGTTATATCTTTTCTTGTATAGGTATCTCTTATTAGATTCAGAAGTGTCTACATGAAGATCGGGGTATCGTATGTATAGTCCGTTAGGAAACTTGATTCCCTCTTTGTCTACGAGTAAAGTGTTGTGCTTATCTAAATAGTAAGGTTCTTTCCCCTCGGGCCAATAAACTAAATCTTGTAGTGCGTTCTCACAAGTCCGCCAAAAGTCTGTAACCTTATTGTTCATATTTCTATACACCTGAACTAATCTTTTACACTCGACTTCATCAAACTCTACACCCGCACCTAGCTTCAAAACATTCTGAAGTTTAGCAGCGCCCGTTCCATAACCTAGTCCTAGAATACAAGTCTTACCGACCGCCCGTTCTACTTTGTCTGCTTTAGTTATCTTCCTGTTATAAACCTTACTCGCAAACTCACAATAAACATCTCTACCCTCGGCATACCATTGTGTGACATCTTCCTGACCTGATAGCCATACTAAAATCCTAGCTTCAATCTGAGATGAGTCGCAGTTAATGACCTTATGACCATATGGTGCAACCACCGCTTGTTTCAATGTTTTCTTACGTGCGTCTCTCGACGGTAAGTTTTGAAAGTTAACTTTGTCTGAACCTGACCAACGCCCCGTGTGTGCGCCGTAGTATTTCAACGGGATAGGTAGCCTACCTTTGTTTCTAGCCCCCACGCCTATGAATCGTTCTATCCTAGTTTTCTCTATCGTAGACTTCGTGCCTAACCGAACGGCACACAGCTCTTGTATAAAAGAGTCCTCATGCCCCTGTAAGTCTATAAATCCTTGGTCAGTTTTAGCTAAAGCGAATGTTTGTTTCCCTGTTGTAACAGATTCTTTCATGGGTACGACTGCCCCCAACTCGACTATCAATTCAGCAAACTGTTTGTTACTTGCTAACTTCTTCCTAACAGACTCTACATCTTCGCACTCAAGTCTAGCCATGAGTCCTTGTAACAACTCTTGGGTTTCTATCTTAAGTTCTTCAAGTCTTGTTATAAGTAACCCGTCGTTAACTTCTAGTAAGGGTTCTGTAAACATTCTAATAGTTATGTCTATTAGTTTTAATTCGTCGTGTGGAAAGTCTTTGGATAAAACTTGAAATAGTTTATAGGTTAACTCGGTGTCATTGATACAGTATTGCCCATATCTATGTAGCTCGTGTGGCTGAAAGTCTTCTAGCCTTTTGCCTTTAGCGTCAAGAACTTCTGTTCCTTTTTCACCTAGATTGTAATGCTTGGATAAGTATGCAAGAGATCCACCCGCGT